ATAGTTCTTTTAGCAGTAATGTATAAAATAACGTCAGCCACGTGTTAACTCAAATATAATAGCATCACGTTCATCCTTGAAATAGAAATCCATATATTCTTCAGTAGCGTGTGTCTCATATCTATGACCGGGTAATCCAAAATGTTTTACTGCCCAAACACAAGTTCTATTCCACTGATGAATATCATGGTTTACTTGCCATGGAATACGAACTCTAGTACCCGCCGGCATTTAATAATTCCTTAACTTGTTTAACATTTGCAGGATCACGCTTAAACTTAATAGCCCACTGTTCTGGATTAATATAGTCCATAATCATCTTCTGCTGGTCATCACGTAGCGAATCTAAGAATCGTATACCACTCTCGCTTTGATATAACATCCAAGGACTAATCTTGCCTTTTGCAATCTCATAGCAAATATTATTTGCATTGCCATAACGTAAGTAATCTCTACTTTGTATCTTTTCGTCTTCCGCTTTATCCATAGTAGTTTCGATACTACGATGAATTGCATCTAACGGATCTTCTATTCGAAGATATTCACATAGGAACTTTGTATAATTGCTATCTTGTCGCCAGTTATCAATACGAATTGAATTCTTTAATAACCAATCACTAAATCTGCTTACATTAATACATTTGATATCCACACAATAGTTACCAAACTTAATGAATGCAAGATAATATGGATTCTTAATAAATTCTTCATATGTGCGATTCTTTGTACCTGAAGTATTTTTCTTATAGAACTGCAACCAAGCTTGAAAACCCACACGATTTCCCTGACGGTCACGCTCTAACCATCTACGTTTAGGTTCGCATATATGTTTAAGTATAGTGCTTTCACGTTGAAAAGTAGCTTTACAAAACTCACAACTATACTTAACTGAGTTATCAGTTGCCTCGGTCTTTTTCATATTGCTTGATATCTTCATCTGTAACTAATTGACTCAATACTTCTATATCTGATTGTTTTAAATTAGGGAATGTCTCTGCTAAGTAACATTTTCGCTTATGCTCTATTACAAAAGCTTTAGCAATTTCATCAATATCGTCACTATCTACTTTGGGATATATCTTAGTATAATATTCTTTTATTTCTTTAACTTTAGCAGGTTCTTTTAATGCTGTCACTTTACTGCCTAAATGAGGTATCCACTGATGGAACTGTTTCCCTAATCCAGGACTACTTGCACATAACATATACCATTGCAATTTAGGATGCTTCTGTACATATTCATTGAATAGATGTTTATTTGCGTGGTAGTCTACACTACGCAAATAATAGCCCTGAACGTCACCGGAACCTTTAATAGCACTCATCCAATGCGTCATCATATAGGGAACAAACTTTTTTTGTTGTTCGTCTGTTAATCTATCATAATAATCATAGTCTTTCTTGTCCATTGCCGCAAGTGCATCAAACAAGTTAAAATCTTGTGCTACAAACTTTTCATCAGTTGGAGTAGTCTTTTTGGTTGCCATTAGAATGCCTGACTATAATCTACAATCTCACAATTACGACTAATTTCTTTTACAAAATATACACATCGTGGTTTAGGACCATCATCAATTGGTACACATAAGAACTGTCCATTTTTCAATCGAGGTGCATACCATGTTACATCGTGGTAGATATCTACAATTTCAATAGGTAAAAATGTAGGACTAAATGAACTTAATGGGTTAAATTCAAACGCATTAAATCCTCTATCATTGATACTTGTTAAAGGCAATGTTTCTAGATCTCCGTGTTCTTGTTCCCCTATAAGAATTTGCCAGTCTACTGGCATCTTAATTGTACTGTTGCCTATTCTTAATACAAGTGCAGGACTATTAAATGATTCTAAAAAGATTAATGGAATATAGTGATAGTCCACGTTGCTTGGGTTGCTGTTGTCCAAGATAGCAAACCTCAAATCATCGATCTCTTCGGGTAATGTTTCTAGATTATAGAATTCGTTTTCAAGTGTTAATATACGCATTTTGTTATTATAACACTTTCTTATCTATATGTCAACTTTTCTACGTCAAACGGGTAATTAGCCTCTTTATAGAAAGCTTTACGTTGGGTCAAATGACGTTTAGCAAACTTACAGCTACTAGTTATATCATAGATTTGCACGTGGTCCTTGTCCTCAGCTTTTCTAATCCCACGTCCAATACTTTGAATAACCCGAACAAAACTCTTTCCAGGTTCTATTAGAATCAGATTAAAAATACGAGGTATATTAATGCCAACAGCAGCCACACCATAAGTCGCCACAATAATTTTGTTCGTACTCGTTGCAACTTCGTCATATTCTTCCTTACGTTCATTCATATTAGTAGCACCGCTAACAAATACACTTCCGGGCAATCTGCTAACAATCTCTTTTCCTGCATTAACCCGATCAACAAGGATTAATGTATTTCCTGTATCATTGATACCACTGATTAGACTAGCAATCTTATCTAAGCGGTCACTATCTTCTAGTAAATGTTTTAATTCACTTTGGTAATTAGTAAACTCTTTACCGTCTTGTAATTGCATAATATTAACGTGACAACGTGCTAATACTCCCTGATCCTGTAACTCACTTGCACTTAGTTTACCGATAACATTGCCCAAACTAACATAGATACTTTGTGCTTCAAACTTAGCTTTAGGTATAGTTCCTGTTAAACCCCACCGAATGGGCACTTTAGCAAATACGCCAGTAAGTAACGTTTTTAATGCATCAGCTTTTGCCATATGAACTTCATCTACCATAACACAAACAACACCTTCAATGAAATCTATAATAGATACTTCCGCTTCTCCGGACTTAGTATTCTTAAGCATATTGTTAAGACTTTGCCAAGTACATATGGTATGTGTTTTGTTGTATTCTTTACGATCACCAAAGTATACTCCAACATCTAAACCAAGATTAATGTAATCTGCTTCTGTTTGCGTCACTAGACTTTTGTTTGGAACAATAACAATACTACGGCCATACTTCTCAATGCTATAACTTAGTGCGGCAGTCATTAATGTTTTGCCTGCACCGGTTGCAATTTCTTGTAATGATTGCGGGTTCTCTAGGAAGTTGTTAACAATTTCAATTTGATAATCACGTAATTCTACTGGAGTACCTTCTTTAGGATGACCTTTAGGCCAATTCTTATGTTTGAACGTACCCTCGGCCACTTTGTCAAAAGTAAAGGTTGTTGTGTAATCTCTTAAATCTTCTAATTCAATGTCATATCCTATTTTATCCAAATAAGGCAGGACCTCAGGTAATAAGTTGATATAAGTACTGCCAGCTAAACTAAAATAGCTTACCTTGCCGTTCCATCTACCTAGTCTGACTGCCGGTAGATACCGTGCTCCGGGTATTTCATACTCAAACATTTTCATCAGTGCTTTACGCTCTGCTAGTTCAAGTCCCTCTATTTTTACATTCACTTCGTCTTTGACGATTATTTTACATTGTTTCATTCTTCTCCAAGTTAACTGGTTGACTATTTACAATATTAATTACTTTTGCCATTTGTATTGGTTCTGTAAATTCTGATATCAATTTGAATTTGACGGTCACCGGGAATTTATATTGTTTAAGATGTTCTGATTTTACAAACTTTATATTATCACTATTATACTTTATTCCTGCACGTTCTAACGCCTCTTTAAATTCAATTTTAAACTTAACTGAAGTTGATATGCCCACACCTGATACTGAAACAAAATCACATTTGATATTTTGTAACCATGGCACAATATCACATATCTTTGACAATTCTATTTTAGGATTATATGAGCCGGCAAATCTTTCTTCCTCAGTTAGTAAAATACTTTCATCAATATTAATTCCATATCGTACTAGTTCTGCTAATGTTGTCAGTTCATTATTTAATGGCAAGTGTTCTGTTGCTTTATCTAAAGCTGAGTTCGTGCAAGCGATAAGATAGTTACCATTGGCATTTATTAATGTAGGTGTCCAATAAACTGTATCTTTGTAATATTCCATTTGATGTAATAGTTCATTAATTCTATCACTATAGCGCACATCATCAAAGAACCTATTGGAAGTTTGTATTGCTAACTTTAAAGAGTATGTGCTTAAATCACCTACATAGTATTTATTCGAGTGATCCCACACAAAGGACGATTGACTTATTGTTCTAAATTCTGTAATGAATGCTTTATTGTATGGTGTTTTTAATATGATGTTATCTTCTAATATACCAACGTGTGCCGAAGTATATTCACGGGTAGTTTGTACAATTGTAGTAGTCCAAGGAAGGTTTAACAATTGGTCAATGAAGTATCCTTGCTTAATTAGTTGTCGTTGATATTTGTCTATGAGTTTATTTAATAAGTCAACCTGATTACTTGTTACTCTATGAATAGTAACCGTCATTTTTTCTAAGTTCTCAAGGAACCTAGAATCATACCTACTTAGACGCAGATTTTTAACCATAAAATAGATTAAGTGTTCACGGGTTTTTAACTCAGTCATTATACTATTATACAGTACTCGGCAATATAGTTCAATATTTAATGGCAAGAAAGGAGAACAATGTTCTCCTATTATCGGAAGAGGGCTTATTGACATTGCCTCTTACGTCACACTGCAGGGGTTATGCTTTCATACAAGTTGTTTTAGCAAGATTCTGCCAGTTGCCGGGACTGATCTTAACCAAGTCTGCAATTTTCAAACACATACGCAAGGACACTTCACGCAATTTAGTATGATTGTCCCACATAAAGTCGATTACAATTTGTGATTGTTCTTCCGTAAAATCATAGTCTTTGAACAAACCACCATCAGCGTCACGATGCACCTGCTTGATACGCAACATCTTGTCACGATCACCATCAATAGTCAGGTCCAGAAAGTGACAACGTGACTGCAATGCTTCTAAGTGATCCTGCAATTTCTTAGATTTAAGATTGCCAAATTTCAAGTTAGTGATAAAGATAGCACTACCATTGAAGTTGAAAGTATTAGGGATACCTTCTTCACGCAACAAACGTGAATCTGAATTCCAGCAAATTCTACGTGTCTTACCTGAGTCAAGTGCGGCCTTCAGAATATTTAAGCTCAAGTCATCAGTAAAAACTGAATCGCAGTCATCAAAAATCAACACATTTTTTGTGTCAGAGTATTTGTACAATTGAGTATATAAACCCAATGCTGTCATAGCACCTTTAACAATTTGAAAGCGAACTTTCTTACCGGCAAGCTTGTCAAACATACTTGCTTTTTCCATTTGTGTTTCAACACCATATGATTTGCCGACACCGGGCGGGCCTGAAACAATCATAGCACGAATATCACCATTGATACAAGCACGTGACATTTCATCAAGGACCTCAAAACGTGTTGCAATGCGGTCCATTGCTTCTGTTTCAGTTTCTTTTACTACTTCTTTTTTAAATTCTACAACTGTATTAGCCAACACTTTTTCTCCATTTAAAAATTCAATATTATCAATCGTATCAACGAGGACCTTAATCTCATTACTACGACCCGGGAATTGACCGTCATTTTTAACAGTCACATAACTACCTTTTTTACTTGTTTGAAACCCTTTAACTAAAGTGAATACTTCACCGTTAACTGATTCATTACGATAAGAACCTGACAAAATACGAATAGTAGACATAGCTTCTCCTGTGTGTTAATCAATCAATACAAGTATTATAGCACGAATGCCATTTATTGTCAAATTACGCTACCTTACGAAAGTACTGATAGGGTAATCCCAAAGTATAGCACAAATATTCATCATCGCCGTTAGTGTCCTCAGCTTCGTGGATCCAGCGCATAGCAGTAGCACGGTCTGTAGCACCTGCATGGATCAGGGTGTAAATCCGTTGCTCAAAAACAACAATTGCCTGTGCTTCGGCCTCTTTGCGGACGATATCTTCGGCTTCAATAGCTACACCGAGTCCTTCAAACTCAGCTTCAAACTGTTCCAAAGTCCAGCTAGAAGTGTCGATGCCGCGAGGGCGAACACCATAAGCGTCCTTGTACATATCCCAATATATAGATTGGGCTTGTTCCAACTGTGTCAACTCTTCCCAAGATTTGAATTCTGTAGTCATTTTCAAGTCCTCTTTATCAGTTTCAATACAAGTATTGTATCACAGGGCCCATTTATTGTCAAATTTAGGCAGAATAGTCTGCATTATCCATTTGATCTTGCCAAAATGCTAATGCATCAGCTTGATTCTCAAAGGATTCTAGTACGTCCATTCCACCCAAAGGGTGAGGAAACCATACTAACCATTGCTTACTATCTTCATCGTATGTGCAATATAATTCTACTGGTTCGTCCATAAAGATACCTTTAATTTAACTAAGACTCTATTATAGCACGGTATCCATTTATTGTCAAATTAAGGTCCATTTAAATACTTTGTAATATTGTAGATCATCCGCTTGTTTTACACTAAACATAGCTTCAATATGCATTTCACTTTTAGCAAATAGCTTATCCCAAATATGCATTAATGGATTTTTTGGTTCAATAGTAATTAAATGTGCAATGTTATAAACATCCTTAAACCAATATTCATGTTGTTTATTACGTTTGTTACTTCTATACAACCGTTTAACAGGAGTTAAAGTTTTAGTAGTAAGTGCATTTGGCCGACGGCATAACTCATCAAAATTATTAATTTCTGGATTAATCTCTTGTTTGAATTTATCAAATTCAATATCATATTCATAAAACTCAGGGAGTTTAAATGCTATGGGAAGATATGCTTCGTTAATTTTTTTCCCATCACCATGAATGAGGTCACTCATATCTTGACGGAAGTTAGTAAGTTTAATTTCTTTCAATGACCACAGCATAATTTTTTTACTAAAATAATCTCTGATATCATTTGCAGTAGCTCTATCCTCTTCTCTCACGTACCCAAACAATGATTCATCCAATAAAGAACCTACACCTGTTAAAGGTGAGTTAGTACGCATACGTTTCCACGCAACACTTAGTGCTAAAATATCTTCAGAAATTTCTGCTACTTGATATCGTTTAACGTTTGGATTATTAAGACCTCGCAATGAATTAAAAAGATAGTCATCTGATAAGGTAATATTACCTACACCGTGTGAACCTAATGCATATGTAAGTCCCTGAGATTGTGCCATCTGTGACATAATTCCAGAATTTGTTGAGGCACTTATGTTGTATTGATTATTAGCCAATTGTAATATCTTCCATTCCAGCTGTGCGTAACCGCACGATATGTCCCATCTGCCATTGTTTGGCTTCGAGACCCTTCATTATACCTAACCATTTGTTACGTAATAGTGCAACTTCATTGATAAGTGTTTCAAAGTCTACTACCTCATCTTCACCATCAACATATTTTTCCGCATCACGACTAGTCAATACTCTATTATACGCCTCTAGATATTTTTGAAAATGTTTTCGGCGAATTTTCCGTAATTGAATATTGAGATAGTTCAATACTGCTTCTATTTCTTGTAATTGATTAAATCGATGTTCTGTAGTTCCGGGTAATGCGGCAATGTTCTTTTCAACATTACCGTATACCTTTACATCACTCTTAGCTGAGATGATTTCATTCTCATAATGAGAAATGAAATCGGGTATTACTGCTAGATTAGTAGTAATCCTAGTATACCAATTTGACATTTAGTTCCAATCTTCTTGGTCTTCGTCTTCTTCGTATTCTTCGTAATCATCTTCAACATCGTGCTGTTCAGCGTAACCTTTCAATGCCTTAAGCATTTCTTTATCACTTCTGAATGCATTTTTAATGTCGTCAGCTTCGTAGTTGTTGTCGATTAATAAATTAATCAATGTGTCTGCGGCATCATTACGCTCATTTAAATCAATGTGTGTACGCAAGGCGTCCCAAACTTCAGCAACAAAATCTAAACTCATTCTGTACCCTCCTCCTCAGGTGTTACAGTACTTATCTTTGTTGTTGCTTTTTGTGAATACTCACTCATTACTATATCTAAACATCCGTCAGTATTTGCTTCCCAGCCTTTACGAAACTTCTTAATGATTTCTCCATCAAGTGTTGTATACACAAGACTGTTACCTTCTTTCTTAACAAGTTCAGCCTTCTCAATCATATCTAATAGACCTGAATAAGGGCTCATACCTGTTTCATAAGGAATTTTAACTTGAACAGATTCAAACGGTTTTGCATAACGAGTTTTCATAATTTTACAAGCGGCACGAATACCTCTTACATCACTAATCTTATTACCATCTTCATCTTCTTTAAGTTTCAGTTTCTTCATAGCAACCACAATACTTGATGCATAAACGAAACCTTGACCACCACTGATTTTATCATCTGGATCAAACATATCTTGTGAAGCATATGTGTGATTAGTAGCGACTAGGCCAATGCCAAGAGAACCAAACATATTAACACAGTTACGAACAAGTGCTGTTAGTGCTTTAGGCTTACGACCCATATCACCTTTCATATCACCTGCTTCAAACTGATTAACGTCTGTGGGTGTTAATAACATACCAAGGCTGTCAATCACAAACAATACCTTAGGACGATCTGTTTCTGGTAATGCTTTGTAATCTTTAACGAACATAGAAATAGTTTTTCCTACTTCGTCAATCATTGCCATGTTTAGTTTTAATAGTTTATTTTCTGCTGTAGATACACCGAGTGCGTGTAACCAAGCTTCGTCAAGGGCATTCTCCGAGTCAACTAAGACTACAAAGATTCCTTGTTCTTGTGCGTGTCTAACGAGATTTCCTGAGCAGATGAACGATTTTCCGGCGCCTGACTCTCCGGCAAAGACAGTAACTTTACCAAGAGGTACGCCTTTATTAAAGTCGCCGCTAATGAGATAATTGAGAGCATAATTTCCTGTCGAGATCCAATCAGTAGGATCGTTAAATCCTATTGATAGACCTTCAATACTTTTTGTAATGTCCTTACGGAACTTACTAATGTCAAAAGGTTTTGCCATTTAAGTATCCACTTCCATAGATAGTGCTTCTTTAATTACTTCAAATAGTTCTGAATCTGTAGCGCACATAACCTTACAGTTTTTCCAATCATTCTCTTTGTCTCTTCCACCCACTTCAATCATAAATCCATTATCATAACGATTGATAGTAAAGGATTCGTTTACTTTTGCAAGTTTATTTAATTTTTTAGCCATGTTATTCTTCCTTATTGTTTGTGTATGCCGTTAGTATATACAGTTAACGGTTGTTTGTCAAGGTATTCTGGACAATTGTCCGCAATACGCTCTAGTTCATTATCATTTGGAAAATGTCGTAATGCGGTCCTTGCTTTATCTCTTATGAGACTAGGCACTCTAGGTGTCTTGCCCGGGTCGCATAGTTCTTCCAACAACTTCTTACCCTGCTTTAGGGCACGGTATCGTTCATCTGGTAGTGTCATGGAGTTCTCCTTAGGAAGGGGCCTAGGC